CTAAACACCGTTAGCATAAACTGTAGGAGAACCACTAGTCATTGCTCCTGCATCAGTACTATCTGTAACTCTTGCAACAGGTAATCCAACAACAAAAACATTTGGTGAGCCTTTGTTTACCACAGCAACATGAGGTGCACAAGGTGGTGACGGCGGAAATGGATGCGACACTGTAGGGTCTGTTTCTCTTGCAATCAATATACCGTTAGCATACACTGTTCCTTGTTTAGGAGTGTCTAGTATAGTAGTTGCGGCACAAATATGGCCTGTTGTGAGTGAATCATCTTTTCTGCATACTTTTGGCATGCAAGTATTTATTTTGTTTTGAGAGCGTCACCCAGTCCTGCAGGTGCCATTACAATGTTTGATGTTTGCTGTTGATAGACATCAGCAAATTGTTTGATAGTTTTAGTAATTACTGTAATACTAGATTTTTTGAACTCATATGCTTTATCAGGCTCACCAGTAAACAAATACTGTTGCAAGCCTAAACCTTGTCCGTTCATCACAAGTGTAAGTGGAGTCTTAATCATAAAAGAATCTGCTTTTTCTTCTTGTAGTTTACCTACCAGTTCTTCTCCTGAGTTTAACTTGAAAGTAACAGTGTCGCCGTTTTTATATGGAGTTTCAATTAGCATATTAGTGTCCTACTGTGTGTCCGGTTCCTGTGTAGCCGGTGTCCTCAATGTATTTGGTAAATTGATCATATCCACCAATTTTATTTCCATTGATTACAATTTGTGGAACTGTTCTTGCATTTGGAAACTGCTCCATAAGTTCTTCTCTTGTGTAATCTGTGCCTAGCGATTTGTATGTATATTTGTAGCCTCGTGTTTCGCATAAATTTTTTGCCTTGTCGCAGAAAGGACACTGAGGTTTTCCATAAATTTCTATCATAGTTTAAAGTCCTTAAATGTATCTTTTGAGATATCTTGTTTTACTCCACCGATCAAATATGATTCAACTTCTGTTTCTTGTGGAGCAACCTGTAGACCCGCAGAACTTAACCAATGCTGTGTCCAAGGTAGTGGGTTAGTGTTAAGTGGGCGATCATAAATCATATTCAAGCCTAAGGCTTTTAATCGCTTGTTGGCAATAAACTCAACATAAGCGTGTAGCAAGTTTGAATTCAATCCGATCATTGAACCATCCTTGAAAAGGTAATCCGCCCAACGTTTTTCTTCTTCAACACATTCACGCCAAAGTTCATATACTTCAGGCTCAAGTTCTTTTGCGATCTTTTTAAAGTCTGGATCGTCATCACCCTTTGCCCAATGCTTTAGGATATGTGTTGAAAGGTTAAGGTGTGTTGCTTCGTCTCTAGCAATTAGTGAAATAATCTTTGCTGAACCTTCCATCAGTTTTAATTCACCGAACGCAAAGGTACAAGCAAATGATACATAGAAGCGTAATCCTTCTAGAATGTTAACTGTCATCATTGCCTTGTATAATGCTTTCTTAACATCATACATATCGCCCTTGCCGTGTTGGAAGTATTGTGTAGCAATATCAGTAAATTGATCATAGTGTTTGGTTACACTAACAGCACGTTCAATAATTCTTTCGTCATCTAGGATAGTGTCAAACACTTCACTAGGGTTAGCATATACATTTTTTACAATGTGTGTATATGAACGTGAGTGAATAGTTTCAAAGAAGTCCCAAGCAATAATACAACCTTCAAGTTCTGGATTAGAGCAGTATGGCAAGAAAGCCAAACAAGGTCCACGACCCTGTACACTATCAAGCAGAGTTTGATACTTTAGGTTTGAAGTAAAGATGTGCTTTTGTTCTGCACGAAGTTCTTGATAATCTCCTCTGTCTTTTTGAAGTGAAACTTCTTCAGGTCGCCAAAAATATCCAAGCATGGTTTGGTTAAGTTTATCATACTCTGGATATTTGAATACGTCATATCGTTGTGTGTTTTGATCTGCACCAAAGAACATATACTCTTTGGTGAAATCAACCTTGTCTCGGTTGAATACTGTTTTGCTCATTTTTGTCTGTGTGTCCTTTTTCTTTCTCGGCATAAAATCCTATATAGCACAGGCGTCACAATGTTCTGAGTCGTCTGCGATTGTTTCAGTCTCACCATTTGAATGTCCGTTGACACCATTGACATGACCGTTAGTTCCATTAGTCATTGTAGCACCATTTGTGTTTGTGTCAACAACAGTTTCTTCCAAACCAGCCGGTTGTACATTATCTTCTTCACCTTTAAAGTCATAGGTATTTTGATAGTAACTTGTTTTCCAACCCATCTTATAAGTTGTTAACATGTCCTTCATCATAACACTCATTGGTACTTCGTTGTTATCATACTGTAATGGATTGTATGACCAGTTACCACTAATTGCTTGGTCAAAAAACTTCTGCATCACAGCGACAATATTTATATAACCTTCGTTACCTTGCATGTCCCAAAGTAATGTATAAAAATTCTTTAATTGGTTATAGCCTGGAACAATCTGCTTAAGAGGCCCTTTCTTTGACTTCTTAACGGACAAGTATCCTCTAGGTGGTTCAATTCCGTTTGTTGCGTTCGACACAACGGAACTGCTCTCTGATGGCATTTGTGCGGACAATGTTGAGTGCCGTAATCCGTGTTCCTTGATAGATGCTCGTAAACCCTTCCAATCATGGTTTAGTTTCTTTCCGACGATTTCGTCTACTTCTTGTTTGTAAGTATCGATTGGCATAATGCCATCGCTGTACTTAGTCCTGTTGAAGTATTCACAGGCTCCTTTTTCTTCAGCAAGTTTGTTGCTTGCTTTAAGCAAATAGTATTGGAAACTTTCTGTTAGATCGTGTACCAATTTCCATGCTTCTTTATCGGAGTACTTTACTTTGTGTTTTGCCAAGTAGTGTGCTAATCCGATATAGCCAATACCTAAGGATCTACGAGCCTTTGTGCTTAATTCAGCGGCTTTTACTGGATAACCTTGATATTCAATAATTTCTTCCAGTGCTCGTACAGACAACTCACACAGTTCTTCAAGTTCTGAGTTTTCTTTGTTTAGTGTTAATGCTCCAACATTGATTGCTGAAAGAATACATAAAGCAATCTCACCATTCTCATCATCAATATGTTGAATTGGTTTTGTTGGTAGAGTAATTTCTTGACATAGGTTGCTCATGTACACAGGATCTTTAAATGAACTGTGTGTATTACAGTGATCTACATTCATAATATAGATACGTCCTGTTTCTGCACGTTCTTTTAGTACTGATGAAAATAATTCATGTGCATCTATTTTCTTTTTACGAATAGATGTTTTACGCTCATACTGTTCGTATAGTTCTTTAAACTTATCATTGTCGCCTGAATAAAATGCTTCATATAATCCTGGCACATCGTGTGGCGAGAAAAGAGTTATGTCTCCACCGGACAATAACCTTTCATACATTAATTTGTTTAATTGAATTGAATAGTCTAGTTTACGCACACGATTGTCATCTGTGCCTTTGTTGTTTTTAAGAACTAAAATGTCTTCAATTTCATAGTGCCATAATGGGAAGTGTGTAGTAGCACTACCACCACGTACACCATTCTGTGTACAACTTCTTACTGTTGCTTCGTAGACTTTTAGAAAAGGAACAACACCTGTGTGTGCTACTTCTCCGCCTCTGATTTTAGAATTGATCGCTCGTACTCGTCCCGCATTGATTCCAATTCCTGCCCTTTGAGCAATGTAGTAACCGATCGCACTATTACTGCTAAAGATACTAGGAAGAGTATCATCCACATCAACAAGAACACAACTGGCAAACTGACGAATAGGAGTACGCACTCCAGCCATGACAGGGGTTGGTATGTTGACTTTAAAAAGTGAGGTCGCATCATAGTATCTTTTTACGTATTGTAAACGTGTCTCCTTTGGATATTCAGCAAATAGTGTTGCCGCAATCATCATGTACATAAACTGTGGAGTTTCGTAAATCTGTCCACTGCTTCTGTCCTGACACAAGTACTTATCAACAACCTGACGAAGACCAGCATATGTAAATTCTTCGTTACGGTCGTGTTTAATGTATGTGTTTAGTTTTTTTAATTCTGTTTCTGTGTACTTTTCGCGAATAGCAGGATCATACACACCACGTTCAATATTAGCATCTATAATTTGAGAAAGAGTTTGGTGATCGTATTGTCCGTAAACTTGTTTGTGTAATCCGTATAGCAACAAACGTGCCGCGGCATATTGATAATTTGGTGATTCTAAACTAATTAAGTCATTAGCACTGCGGATTAAGATGTTTTGAATTTCGTCTGTGGTCATTCCGTCATAAAATTGCAAGTCTGCGTTCATCTCAATCTGTGATGCTGATACACCTGTTAGTCCGTCACATGCTTCTTCTACAACAAAATGAATTTTATCTAAATTAAGTTTCTCTTTTCGTCCGTCTCTTTTGGTAATAAGAATTTCTTTAGATGCGTTCATAATGTTCCTCTTTCATATAATAATTTTCTATTCGCTAGTAGTTGAGTATTTACTATTTTTAAGATAGTTCAACTACTTCCTGGCAAACCACACTGTCCGGCAGTTTACTACTTATGCAGACCATGTTGTTTTCCCAGTCAATGATTATGTCTTTCACTTGTACTAGATTATAAACTCTTTTTGTTTTATGGTCTATACTTATTTTTATCAAAACAGACTCTTTGGTAAACCTTGTAGTTAACTTCAGGGTCCATCCTATCATTAGGGGTATAGCGACGGGACAAAACCGGTTTTCCTTTAGAACCTCCCAAGGGGTTGGCCACTCTTGAGAATTGTATTGATTAAGATACTTAGGTGTTCGCGGTGCGGTGTTCCAAAACTCTAATGTTTTAGTGTAAGGATCTTTACAATCTTCGAGTGTATTTCTAAATTCGCGCCATAGAGTTATTCTCTCTTCAACGCCGGTGTCTAAAAACATTTATGCAAAATAACTTAAGGCGTATGTTAATGTTCCAACACCATTACCAATAGCATTTCTATACTTAATTAGCAAGGTTTCACTTCCACTGGTACTGTCAAAATCATCAAGTTCTGCACTCCATTGTACATTACCATCACTTGATCCTGTATGACTGTAATTGTCAGTAACATTAATGTCATTTAGATTAAGTGTAATAGTAAGTCTGCCTTGACGTGTTGTGTCCTGACTGGTTCCTGTTTTTACAATTAGATAGTCCATGTAAACAATTTTATCTTTTCTAAATGGCAATTTTACAATTTGTGTAGGTGCGTCAACTTCTGCAAGTGATTCGGTTTTCACTCTTGACTTTGTATAGTGGTACCCGTCAACGTTAGGTTTAAATGGAACAGCACTAAGAGAACTTTCATTTACATACGCATCTCTTTCGAAGTAATCACCAATGCTTTCACATAAATCATTATCAAATTTTATTACAGCATCTTGTGGAGAATTTTGTCCGTTACTGTTGTTGGATACATCTAAAAATGCATTACCTATAGTTGTGTGACCAAACGGTTTTACTGTTGCATTTGGTTTATGAACTGCAACACCGAAATCATCAACTTTGTCAAATTTATTTGCCTTAATTAAGAAACTAGTAGGACCTTGACTTTGACTTCCTGTTCCTGAACTTGTTCTACATAAATCAATACCAACATGATTAAAGTTAAAGAAACTGTCTGCTATTGTAATTGTCTTAACATCATAGATGCTATATACACCGATACTTAATTGTCTAAACTCACAATTTCTAACTATATTGTTTTCACTAGTTAGAGCACCAAGTCCTCTAACTTCAATTCCAAGTTGGGCTGTGTCTAGACCATCCAGTGTACTCCACTTGCCTCTGAACTTACAGTTTTCAATAAGACTCTCGGTCATGTTATCCATATACATCAATGGAGCATAACGAATTGTATTTTCGTCGTTGTCTAAAGTGATTCCTCTAATTTCAATTTTTTGTGGTCTTGTAATGTTTTGAATACTTGCGAATGTAACATAAGACCCCGGAGTACTATTACCGCCAACTGTTTGAAAAATTGCTTTGCCTGTTGGAGTAAGTTCACTTGGATCAGGAAACATTCTAATAATTGTTTTGTCTGGACCATCTCCAATAATATTTGCATATGGAGGAATATAAATTGTGCCAATTATTTTGTAAACACCTGCTTCAAACTTAAGAGTTCGACGTGATATAGGATTAAATTTATCACCACTGTTTAAAAATATTTGATCAATTGCTCTTTGAATCGCAACAGTATCATCTGTGCTACCGTCACCTAGTGCACCGAAACTTTTTACACTAACAATATCGTCAAGTCTATCTTGAATAGTTCTTTTTACAGGATCGTTTGAAAATTCGCCTGTTTGTACAGTAGCATCTGTGTTGCCTTTAAATTCGTATTGATCTAGGAGTTCAAAGATATTTGTTTTTTCAGTTAAGATTTCAGTGTTGCCAACAGCAGGTGCACCTTCGTTTACGCTACCGTTACCGATGTATAATTTTTGTGTATCAATTGCCCAGCCAAGTTCTGCACTGGCTAGTTGTGGTAAACCCGTAATAGTTTCCTTACCACGTCTATGCTGAATCTTTGAAATCTGTACGACTGCCACTGTATTCTCCTAATCTATAACACTATTTACCAATTAGAAGTGATGATTAGTGTAGTAGTCTTCAACACGCTTTAACCACTCATTAGACCAATGTTCAAACTCGCTTGGTTCTAGGTCAAACTGCTGATATTCACAGTTGCGTGAACACATAAAAACATGCCCTTCGTTAATCGTAGTGCCATATACAGCATTGTGTGCTAGGGCATATGCGGCTAACTGCATGAAGTAATCTTCTACCCACTCTTTTTTCTTAGGCTTATTCGTTTGTTTAAAGTCCATAATAGCAGGCTTGCCTTTGTATACACCAACTAGGTCAGTTGTGCCTGAATACATTTCCGGATAATACAATGCTTGTTCAATACCCCATATCTCGTCTACATCGCACAGTGCATTTTCGATAATTACGTCTGCCATTTTGTTTGCTTGTACATGAACTAGATTATTACCAGGCTTGCGTTCTTCACCTATAAGGAAACGTTCTAGATTGTTGTGCATTGCTGTACCAACACCTGCCGCTTCTGTTGTAATTCGCTGTGCTTCTTGTTCGCCTACACGTTTCTTCCAAGCAATAAGATGTGTCATATCTTTTGTTTTGCTTAGGATAGTTGTAACACTTGGCGTTTTAGTACCGTCGGGTGCTTCGTATAATCTTTTGCCTTCTAGATTGATTTGCTTGACAGAATGATATTGATATCTTTCCACATAAGGTGGTGGGGTTAGTTGTTCCATTAATTAAAATCCTATATAGTTAACAGTAATTATAACGTATTAGGTATGGAGAAGTCAAGTTATGAACGGCGTTTTGTTGCTCGTTTTGCCATCTTTTCTATATTGTTAGTAGGACTAGAATCAACATTGTCTACTGTTCCGCCACTATCACGTTGCATTTCAGTGTTTAGAACAACACCATCTTGATTAAAGTTTTGCACAATAGATTGTAATTCTGGACTAGCATCATACAAACTCTTAAAAACGCCATAGTCAAAACTGCCATGGCCGCTTGCTTTCATTAGATTTGTAATTGCATTGTATGAAAGTTCTGCAGGTGCGCCTTCTGCGTTTGCCCTTTGGATTTGATTTCTAAAAAGCAATACTAGATCTTGTTCTAGTTCATTTCCTGCAACTTCAAAAAGTCTCATTGTGACTCCTTATTGAGCCAGTTTATTCATAATGCGAGTTGATTCTGCAATTGACTTTTTATTAGGTGTATAACTTTCACGCTTTTCTCTACCTTCAGGTTCTTCACCTCCGGTAGCAGGTTCTGAAGCACCAAACTCATCGCCTACTTCTGCATCCATTGCTGGTAATTCTGCATCTGGTTCCATAGGCTCTTCAATGTCACCCTCTGGCTCAGCACCAATTGTATCTGTTGCTGGTGTTTCTCCAGTAATGATTCCAACACCTGCTGTAAGTGCTTCACGTGATGTAGTTAAAACTTCTTGTGTTTGTTCTAGTGCAGGTTTAACTGTGGCAACAAATTGATCTGCTTGTTCTTGTCCTAGTTCATCTCTAATTGAATCTGCTAGTTCAAGCATACCTTCTGCACCCATTTCAGCAACGTCTTCTAAGAAAGCAGTAAATCTATCTACCATATCCTTAGCCGCCATTACTAATTCTGCTTGTTCTTCTGCACCTTCTTTGATAACTGATTCGCCCATACCACGTTTTAGTGCTTTGATTCTTTGCACACCCATTGGGTTTAGGAATGGTTCCATCATAGCCATCATAGCATCTTTGAATGCATCAATCTGTTGTCTGTTTAATTGCTCACCGCCCATGATCTTTGTGATAGCCATTCTTGCCATGTTGGCTTTATTTTTGTCAGTCATAATCATTTTTAGTGCTGTCATCATTTTAGAATCAGCGCCACTGTCTTTTGGCTCTTCTGCTTCTGGCTCTGTAGGTTCTTCCGCTTCAGGCTTATCATCTTCTGCAAAGTCACGTGCAACATCAACATCATCTGCTTCCACGTTCATTACATCTTCGCCAAGATCTTCTTCATCAGCAACTTCTAGGGGATTATCAAGATATTGATTAATTGCTGACTCTACAATCTTACCGATAAGCAGTGTCTTTTGATATTCGTCATTTTTAAGTGACTCGTTGAATTTGTTCTTTACTTCAAACTCTTTAAGTTTGTTTTGAATCTTGTTGCTGTAAGACTCTAGTTGAGCCTTGCTGTACTTGGCAATATCAACTGATACGCCGTATTTGCTACGTAGATCTTTCTGTAGTGATTCTACCGTAACTGTGTTCATAAAATCAGATGTTTTCATCGTTATAATCCCCTAACGTTTATTATAGTGTTATTTAGTGTCAAACAATAAAGATTCAGCCTTATTCAGAATGTTGCTAGCCTGTTGTTTGGCACGGTTGTAGCGTGGCAAGTATTCTTCCAGCCTTGCTGTGTATATATCTATCTTTATTTGGTCATCTCTTTTGGTTGAAACCTGCAATAAATGCTTAAAAATACGTATTTCATTTGCCCAATGCATATATTCGTGATCTGCCTTAAGTATATCGTCCTCCTTATAGGGTGCTTGCTCGCCCATATAGATAGCAAGAGCCACTGCGATTTTGTGGCTTGCAATATCCTTATAATATTTCTTTTTTGGATTGTGCAGATTGGTTATATCGTACCAGCCGTTATTGTTCTTTTTAATATAACAGTGCTTGAACTTGATTCCTCCATTATGAGCCACAGGAA